TGTGGAAATAGGTGTTCCACATGCATTATTAATTCTAACCTCCAATTCATAAATTTGAGGATATGGTCCACTAGAACCCAATCCGTATATTACATCTGGAAACCACTCATTTGCAGCTGGGGCAACTACCGGAGCTGCTGGCAGCCCAAAAGTACTATTATCTACCACCATTTGAAGTTCCCATTTACATTGAGCTGGTAGGCTTGCGGCAAGTTGTTCAGCTGTAATGGCTAATTGTGTTGCACCCGAGAGTACTACACTTCCTGAATAATCGGAATAGCTGTCAAATACTACTTCCAGATTACCGGGAGTATTCATAAAAAACCCACTTTTACCTGGAGGGACTCCTACAACCACGTCTTCACAATTGTAAGTTGGAGCAGGTGGCCCCAAAGCCTGACACTGAGCCAGAACTCCTGTAAATAAGGATATTTCAAAGAACAAAACCAGCGCTAAAATGCGCAAAAAAGACTTTAGGTTAAGTTCTTTCATAAACAAATCTTTTAAAGAAAAGGCTGCCCAAATATAGGCAGCCTTTTTGGATTTTAAAAGTAAAATACTATTGATTTTCAGCTAAAATGTATTTCACATTCATGGTGTAAACACCAGGAGCTGCATATGTTTCAACAGATTGAACAGTACCTAAATCTTGAAGAGTACCTGTATTATCAGCAGCTAAAGGAAATTGAACAGGTAAACCTGGAACAATACGATAATCAATAACATTATAGTATGCACTGATCATTTCAGCCCCAGCAGCAACAGGTTGACCATTAGGGTTACCAGTAGCATTTTGGAAAGATTGAGTTAAATAACTACCACCTGGTATTAAAGCGGTAGGGTCGTTATGACCTTGAATAAATTTCTCGTTTACAGATGGGATAGTGTAAACCGCAGCAGCACCACCAGCTGGTACATAAATATTATTTTGACCCGGAGCCCAAGCAGTTGCACCTACACCCACAGCAGCACCAGTAAGCTGAGAAGATGGATTAGCAAAAGGGGTTGAATAATCTGCAAAACCACCCGCTGAACCTGCAGTGCTAAGGTTAACACCATGTTGGTGTAATTCTAAAGCATGAAGTGGAATCTGATTAGAAGCAGAGTTAGCAACACCTGTAGCGGTATTAACGTCAGTTAAAACACCGTAAGATGCTTGTACATCCCAAAAATCACCAGTACCAGACATATTAGCGTTAGAAGTACCTACTGCCCATAAATCCCAATTTACTGTTGCAGAAACTTTAAGAATGGTTGCACCATACTTAGTAATACCACCTGCGTAGTCTCCGATATCGTCAAATACGAAATCAATTTGATCAGGTGTACTCATGTCCAACTGAAGGATTGGTTGTAAGTCCATTGTGATAGTTACATTTTTCTCATCTTGTAACTGTGCAAACGATTTGTTTGCCATAGCGCTTAAAGCTAAGAATGCTGCTGCGCAAATTACTACCTTTTTCATAGTTTTTGATTTTTGTTTTGTTGATTAATTAATTGGTTAGCTT